TTGGCTATTGAGGTAGATGGAAAATATGACAATATTTTAACTACTATAAGAATAAGACAAGATTCTTTATCTCTCTATAGAGATTTTGAAATATTAAAAGAAACGATTATTTCTAACAAAAATTTTATTTTATTAAAATCTGATTGTAAATATTCTCAATCTGAAGAAATTATAAGTCAAATCCTTCAAGGAAATTTTAATTGTTTAGGTAGAGAAATAAATTATTTTGAAAAAGCTAAAATTGATAGATAATGAAACAAAGAATTAGAAGAAAAATTATAAAGAAAAGTATCGTTATTATTGATTTAGAATCAATACCTTATGGGATGAATGGTGATGAAATGCTTGATTTATTTCATAATACAGGAGTATTAGTTTGGGATTCAACAAAAGGTGGTGTTGAACCAAAAATTTATCCAATAAAAAATAAACAAACAATCAAAATAAAAGATTATGGAAAAAGAAATTAAAAAAAAGGATGGTATTTTAAATCAAGCTCAAGATGATATTGTATCTTTAGAATCAATCACTAAAGAAAAATTAGAACAAAGTTTGAAAGAAATTCAACAACAAGAATTTAAAGAGAAACATAAAAACGACCCTAAAAAGCCAATGTCTCGTAAAGAATGGAAAAGAAAAAAGAAGTATAGAAAAACTCCTTTTCAAAAGTGGTTGTATCAAGGATTTCAGAACAATAGAGCAAAACAAAAAAAGTAATGGATGATTGGGAAGTTAAATATAGAGAAAAACAAGAAGCTGAAATTCCTGAAGGTAATTATCAAATAGGTATAGATGAACACCCAATTTGGACAGGAAAACAAGGCTACATTACTTATTTAGTAGAACTCAAAAAATTAGGCAGAACTCATAAAACTATTGATATGCTAGTAAAAGTAGAAAATACAATAGCAGATATGGTAAGTAATTTTCTTTATTATCATAGACAAGAAGATGAAGATTTGCCATTAAATTCTATTCAAGAAGCAATTAAAGATGGAATATTATCAGAAGAACAAATAGTGAAAATTTTTGAAACTCAATTAAAAAAAGGATTATCATGAAAATAGCTTGTATTTATCATAGTGTAGATTTAGATGGTTGGATGTCAGCAGCTATCATCAAACGTAGTATTACAGAAGAATTTGAAAATGAGCCATTACATACTTATGATTATGGTGTAGAACTTATTGAAGAATTTCCAAATGAGTTGTGTATGATTGGATATAACTATGGAAATCCAATTCCAGACCTTAATAATTTTGATAAGGTTATTATGGCTGATATTTCTTTACCGCAAAAGGATATGTTAGCATTAAGACAAAAACTTGGAAATAATTTTATTTGGATAGACCATCATATTTCAGCTATTAATGATAATATGAAAACTCTTAAAGAACTTAATATTTCAGGAAACTTAAATACTAAATTTGCTGCCTGTGAACTTACTTGGCAATTCTTTTATCCTAGTGAACATATACCAGAAATTGTAAGACTTCTTGGAAGATATGACTGTTTTGGGCATAAAGGAACTGATGAAGAACAAAAAGTTCTTGAGTTTCAATATGGTGCTAGAACTGTAATAAAAGATTATCAAACTGCTGGATATTGGTTAGAAGATGAATTGAAAGAATTGGAAAAGGCTGAAGGGCGTGGCTATGCTGTAATGGTAATTCATAGAATGGGTAAAAGTGTTTATAAGTATCTCAAAACAGAAGCAGAACAAATATATAAAAATGCTTTTCCTATGAGATTTAAAGAAATATCAGGAAAACTTGATGAAAAAGGTTCAATTGCTACAAGTACTAATCATAATTTTCTTGTTGTAAACAGAGAAAGATTTAACCCAATTAACTTTGGAATTGATTATCATAAAGATGGTTATGATGGATTTGGATGTTTTTGGATGAAAGATGGAAATTGGTATTGGAGTTTGTACAATGATAATGGTAAAGTAGATTGTTCATTAATTGCTAGAAGTTTTGGTGGTGGTGGACATAAAGGAGCTGCTGGATTTGTATTAACTAGAAATGAATTTAATTCAATGTTTTAATTATGGCACAAATTAAAGAGTTTAAACAAATCATTGTTGAAGAAGAAGATAGAGAATTTGTTTATGAAATTTTAAACACAATTTTAAGTGTTACAGATATTAAAGAGATTATTGCTAAATTTGCTGATAGGAAATTAGCAAATGATGAAGAACAGTTAGAGTTAGATTTTCCAAAAGATAAATGTATAAGTTATGAGTAGAGAAGTACTGCCAGGATATATAAGGATTCCAGTAAGATATATTTCATCTGACCATTCAGAAGAAATGGTACAAGACCTTATTAATAGTGGAACTGATAAAGAAAAATTGTCTTTTATAGATTATTTAGATGTAAACATCAATAATATTGCAGCATTCAATGACAATACTGACAAATCAACAACTGTATTGAGATTGAATAATGGAGAAAATTGGGATGTAAATTTACCATTGAACAAGTTTACAATTATGCTTGGAAATGCAATATTACAAAATTCATAAATAATGAGTCAAGTCAATGCTTTAAGAAATCCTGAAGGTATGTTTGTAAATACACAGACATTAAGAGAAGAAGCTACGCATTTTTTAAAGTATGGTTATTATTGTCCAGACCCAAAAGGTTCACCAGATTGGACTAAATATTGGGATGAACAATTGACAAGATGTATTGAAGGATATAGTAGTGGTGGTCTCTATATTACAGGAGACCACTATGGCTATTTAAATTTTGCTCAAATTAAACTTACTGAAGAATTTAAAAAAGCAGAAGAATCTGTAATTGCTGATAGAATTCTTACACCTCAACAAAGAAGAAGGATGCAAAGTAAAGGTGCAGAAAAAACTGTTACTTTTCCTTCTTTTTGGAGTTCAGATTATAATTATTTTCATGTTATAGATATAGCTAGATGGGGAGCAGATATAGAGTACCTAGAAGGACTTGGATTAGAAGTAAAAATACTTCCAGATTATTTAAGTGGTGGATTTCATATTATTGTTGGAAAAAGTAGAAGGAAAGGATATTCTTATAAAAATGGTTGGGTTGCTGCTAACAGATATAATACAATTGAAAACAGTATTACTATTATAGGTGCTTTTGATAAAAAATATCTATATCCTGAAGGCACAATGAAGATGGCTAATGATTATGTCAACTTTTTCAATGAACACACAGGTTGGGCTAAAGCTAGAGATTTCACATCTAAAATTGACCATAAAAAAGCTAGTTATGAAGAAAAAGATGAAAATGACATAAGTATTGAGAAAGGTTATAAAAGTACTATTATGGCTTTATCTTTTAAAGATAATCCTGATGCTGCTATTGGTAAAGATGGTACTTTAGTTGAATTTGAAGAAGCAGGTAAGTTTCCAAACTTAAAAGAATCTTATCTTAAAACTAAACCTGCTATGGAAGATGGTGTTTACACTACTGGACAAATAATGATATTTGGTACAGGTGGTGATATGGACCATGGAACTACAGATTTTGCAGATATGTTTTATAATCCTATTGGTTACAAATTGTTGCCATTTCAGAATATTTGGGATAAAGATATGACTTCAGATGCAAATTGTGGATTTTTTGTTCCTGATTGGTGGAATAAACCTGGATTTATTGATAATAATGGAAATGCAGATAAAGAAAAGGCATTAGCTTATGAAGAATCAAAAAGAGATGCTATTATTGAAAATACTTCAGGAACTACAGCATTAAATGAGTATATACAGCAATATCCACAAATGCCTTCTGAAGCATTCCTCACTTCTTCTTCTAATGAATTTCCTGTAACAGAATTGAGAAATCAATTGAATAAGGTTATTGCAGAAAAACTATATCTTAAAAAAACACAACCTGTAACAGTATTTAGGGATAATAAAACAGGAAAAGCAAAAATGAAACCTGATTTAAAAGGTGAACTTAATCCTATTGTTCATTTTCCCACTAAAGAAAAAGATAAAACTGGTGCTGTTGTGATTCTTGAACCACCAATAGAAGGTGTAGCAAAAGGATTCTATAAAGCAGGATATGACCCCTATAGACAAAACCAAAGTGGTGGAGAAAGTTTAGGAGCATTTTATATTTATAAATCTTCAAATGATTTTACTTATACAAGAGATATGATTGTTGCTTGGTATGTTGGAAGACCTCAAACTTCTGATGTATTTAATAGAAATGTTGAATTATTAGCAGAATTATATAATCTTGAATTAATGCATGAAAATGAAGTTACTGAAGTAAAAAGTTATTTTACTAAAAGAAAAAAGCTACATTTGTTAGCTGCTCAACCTGATGCTGTTATATCAAAGAACATAAAAAACAGTAAAGTAGCTAGAGTTTATGGTATTCATATGAATGAAAAACTCAAAGATGCAGGTGAAAAATATATTAATAAATGGTTATTGACAGTAAGAGATTTTGATGAAAATGGAGATAAAATTCTTAATATTGATTTAATTTATGATATAGGATTATTACAAGAATTAATTGCTTATACTAGAGCTGGCAACTTTGATAGAGTTATGGGATTAATGATGGTAATGTTCCAAATTGAAGAAGAAGTTGAAGGAAAAGTTTATAAAGACAGAAAGCAATCTGTTGTAGCAGAACAGTTGAGAAACTTACATTTATTTAAAAAACAAGGACTATGAACACAGCAGAAGATGTTAAAAAAATGCGTGTAACGCAATATGAAAAAAACAGACAAGGTAAACAATGGTATAAGAATATGCTTGATTATCTTGATTATAGAACTCCATTGAATAATTCTGGACAAAATCTGGGATATGGAACTGATTTTCAAGATTCTGACAAATTAAAAAATGACAAAATCAATTATAATTTATTTAATGGTATAATTGATAAATCAGATTTTGAATATGTTTATCAACCATTAGGTCAAGATGTTGGAGAACTACCTGCTGATTTTACAAATAAAGATATTATTAGTGGAAAGCTTAAAGTATTAATGGGAATGGAATTAGAAAGACCATTTGCTTATAGAATTAATGCTGTTAATCCTGAAGCTACTACAAGAAAAGAAAAAGTAAAATTTGATAAAGTCAGAGAATATGTTGTTCAACAAATAATGCAACCTATTAGAACTCAACTTGAACAAAAGTATGCTGCTCAACAAGAAGGGCAAGAACTTACTTCAGACCAACAACAACAAATTGCAGCTAACATTGAAGCTGAAATGAAAGCAATGACTCCTGAAGAAGTACAACATTATATGAAAAGAGACCATCAAGACCCTGCTGAAATTATGATGTCTCAAATCTTTAATTATATCAATAAAGAACAAAATGTTCATGATAAATTTAATAAAGGTTGGAAACATGCTGGTATTTCAGCTAAAGAATTTTATTGGATTGGAATTATAAATGGTAAACCAGTATTAAATGTTGTTAATCCTTTACATTTTACTTGGGATAAAGAATCTGATGAAGATTTTGTAGAAAATGGAGAATGGGCAGGTGTAGAAATGTATCTTACACCATCTCAAGTTGTTGAATATTTTGGAGATGAATTAACAAATAGACAAATAGATGAATTATATGCTGGTTATAATACTGCATCTACAAATCTTGATTTTTCATTTGATGGGAATACTGATACTCATAATAAAATAAGAGTTATTCATAGAGTTTGGAGAGCTTTAAGAAAAATTGCTTTTGTATCTTATATTGACCCTAATACAGGAACACTTGAAGAAAGACTTGAAAATGAGGGATATAAATTAAATCCTGAAGCAGGTGATATAAGAATTGAATGGGAATGGATTCCTGAAATTTATGAAGGATATAAAATCAATGCTGATATTTATGTTAGATTAGGTCCTGTTGCATCACAACCTAAAAATATGCAGAATCTTTATAATGCTCCTTTACCTTATAGAGGTGGTATTTATGATAGTATGAATAGTACTCCTACTAGTTTAGTTGATAGAATGAAACCTTATCAATTTGAATACAACATTATTATGTACAGAATTCAAATGTTAATGGCTTCTGATAAAGGAAAGTTATTACTTATGAATATGAACATGATACCTAATAGTATGGGTATTGATATGAAACAATGGTTGTATTATGCTGATGCTTTGAATATTGGATTTATGAATCCTAATGAAGAAGGTAATCAAGGTATTGATATTTCAACTGCTGCTAAAGAAATTGATATGTCATTAGTTTCTGATATACAAAAGTATATGCAAATGGCAGAATTTGTTGAAAGAAAATGTGGTGATACTATTGGTGTTACTAAAGAAATGGAAGGTAGAATTGGACAATATCAAGCTGTTAAAACAACTGAAACTGCAATTGCACAAGGTAATTATATTGTAGAACCTTATTTTGATTTTCATAATATTATTAAAAAGAATGTTTTAACAGGACTTCTTGAAATGGCTGCACTTGCTTATTCAATGAATGATATTGAAGTTATTGATTATATTCTTGATGATTTTTCTAAACAATTATTGAAAATTGACAAAGATGTGTTGTCAACTTCTGATTTTGGTTTATTTGTAAGTAATAGTATGGACACTATTAGGGTTAAAGAAGCAATTACAAATTTAGCTTTAACTGCAATGCAAAATCAAACTATTGATATGTCAGATGTTGTTAAAGTAATGAAGAAAGATAGTGTTACTGATGCCGAAGAACAATTAGCTGTTGCAGAAGAAAGAAAAAGAGACCAAAACAATGCTTTAGAAAAAGAAAGAATGGCTCATGAACAAGAAATGCAAAAACAAGCTCAAGAGCATTTAGAAAAACTTTGGCAACATGAAGCTGATATGATTGTATTAAAAGAAGGTGAAAGAAGGAAGACAGAAATCCAAAAACAAACTATATTAGCAATGGGATTTGCTGAAAATAAAGATGTAAATGATAATAATGTTCCTGATGTGCTAGAAGTAGCAAGGGAAGGATTAGATGCAGCTTTAAAAATGAGAAAGCAAAATCTTGATGAAAACAAGTTTGAACATCAAAAAAAGGTAGATGAAGATAAAATAAAACTTGAAAATAAAAAGTTAGAGAAACAAAATAAGGCTAAATAGCTATTAACATTTTTCTAACTAGGTTAAAAGTAAAACTGAACTTATATTAATATTTAAACTTAAATTTGTAGGAAATGGCGAAGAAAGTAAATGTCGAAGAAGAAGAAAAAATGGAAAATTTCTCATGGGATGATGCAGATAAAGATTCCGATGAGTTCTTTGGACAAAAAAAAGAAGTTAGTGAAACAGAGCTAACAGAAGAAGAAAAAAAACAAATAGAAAAAGAAGAAAAGGAAACTTTAGATGATAAGTCTGAAGAAAAGAAAGAAGAAAAGAAAGAAGAAAAAAAGGAAGAAGAAGATTCTGCTGAATTTTTTGCAGAAGAAAAAATAGAAAAATCAAAAGAAGAAGAAGAAGAAGGAGAAGGAGAGTTCTTTGGTACGTTGGCTAAAAGTTTAAAAGAAAAAGGAATTTTAAGTTCTGTAGAAATACCTGAAGAAGGGATGGATGAAGAAACATTTGTCAACCTTTATGAAGGAGAAATAGAAGCTAGAATTACTGATACTTTTGAAGGATTCTTTGAAGAAATGGATGATGATGGTAAAGCCTTTTTAAAATTTAAAAAAGATGGTGGAAGCACTTCAGATTTCATAGCTCAATTAAAGAATTCAGCAGCTTACCCTACTGGAGATATTGAAGATGAAAATTTTCAAAAAGAAGTTCTTAGACATTATTTGAAAACTGTTGACAAACTTGATGAAGATGATATTACTGACAGGATTGAATGGTTAGATGAAACTGACAAACTTGATAAGTATGCTAAAAAAAGCTATAAACAATTGGAAGCAATTGATAAAAAAGCTAAAGCAGATATTGTTAAAAATCAAGAAGCTATTACAGCCAAAGCTCAAGAAGATAATAAGAAGTTTGAGAAAGGTTTGAAAGATGAAATCAAAAAGTTAGATAGTGTGAAAGATTTTCCACTAGAGAAAAAAGAGAAATCTGAATTAGTTGATTTTATTACAAAACCATCAGTTAAAATTGGTAAAAACAATTACATTACTGGTTTCCAAGCTGAATTACAAAAAGTTAGTTCTAATTATGAGGACTTAATTTTACTTGCAAAGCTTGTTAAATCAGGATTTGATTTTTCATCAATTAAAACAATAGAAAAAACAAAACAAACACGTTCTTTGAAAAAAGACCTTCAAAGAAGTAGAACAAATAAAAAACCTACTAGTTCTGGAAGTTCTGGCAGGAAATCATTATCCGAATTTTTTTAAAATCAATCAAATAAACGATTAACGTTATGAGTAAATTACAAAATACATTAGTTACTAAACAAATGCCTTGGCATGCTAATATGACAGAACTCAATCACTTGGGAGCAGCTCTTATTGCAAAACCTGCGGTATTTGAAAGTAAAATGAATCAAATCTTTACTGCTCATAGATATTCTGACAATCCACTTACTAGTAACCTTGTAGGAATGGGGAAAGAAGAAACTATTGGTAGTTCCCAATGGGAATGGTCACTAAAAGGTGCTACAAGCAGACCTTTGGTTTCTGTTGAAAATATTTCTGGAACAGCAACTGCTGGTAAAGGAAAAACTAACTTCAAATTGAAACTTGATGAAAATTGGTATCAAGCTGGAGATATTATTTTTCCTGGAACTGCAAACAAAAAATTTCAATGTAGAATTCAAGAAGAACCACGTAAAAGTGGAACAGGAACTATTTATATTGTTAGATTAATGTCTGATGACCCTAATGCTTTTGTACCTGCTGCATTGTTAGCTGGTGGACAACAATGGGGAAAACTTTACTCTCAATATGAGGAAGCAGCAGAGCAATCTGGTTCTACTCAATATAGTTTACCAATTGATTTGGCAAACAGAATGGGAAGATTCCGTAAGAAGTATAAAGTAACTGGTGATGCTTCTGATGAAGTATTAGCTGTAAAGATACAAGATGCTAAAGGTGCATGGCATGACTCTTGGGTAAAATATGCAGAAGTTGAATATTGGCAACAATGGTACAGAGAACTTGAAAGAGGTTTTTGGTATTCACGTAGTACTGATACTGTACTTGGAGCTAATGGAAGACCTATTTATACAGGTCCAGGACTTCAAGAACAACTTGAAGATTCTCATATCCATCGCTATAGTCATTTGTCTGCAAAATTGATTGAAGAATATCTTATGGATATTTTCTATTCAAGAGTTAAACCTGGGTCTAAACGTAAGATTAAAGGTTTCACAGGTGAATATGGAATGTTAATGTTCCATAGAGCTATTCAGGATTGGGCTGAAAAAACTGGATTTATTCAAGTTGTTCAAGGTCTTACAATGGATAAAACATCAAGTGAATATTCTGGGAATGCTTTACAAGCTGGTTATCAATTCACTAAATACATCATGGCTAATGGTGCTGAATTAGAACTGGTTCATAACCCCTTGTATGATGATAGGGAAATCAACTTTGAAATTGACCCTGTTACAGGCTACCCTGTTGAATCCATGAGATTCACATTCTTAGATTTCACTGGTGAAGGAAGTGATTCTAACCTAAGAGTTGTAAACAAGAAAAATGGTTACAAACTTGGTTATGTTGCAGGACTTTCTAATCCTTATGGACCTAACAATGGTAAATTGATGAGCCATTCTGGTAACTACTATGAGATGCATGTTGAAAAACAAGTAGGACTTCATGTAGAAGATGCAACTAGATGTGGTGAATTAATTTTGAGTAGAAACTAATTCATTTAAAATATTAACAAGCAGGTTACAGAAATGTAGCTTGCTTGTTATTTTTTATTAAATTTGCTGTGATAATTAATTTAAGTAATTAAAAGTATAAAAAGTATGATAGTAGAAGTAAGACCAATAGAAATAAAGAAATGGCATGGCAAAAAAGGTCAAGAAAATTTTGCTCAACCATTAGTTTTAGAAGCATTATATGATTCTAAATTAGGCAAGTATGCTACAGGTCTAAATGAAGAAGACAGAGTAAGATTGGAAAAAATTACTGGGTTTGATTTGTCAGATGCTTATGGAGATAAACCTCATCCTTTTTGGGGTTCACAAGCTGGAAAAATTAAGTTACCTTATAGAACTTCAATTTTTGATAGTGCTGTTCCTTTGCAAGAAATTAAGATTAAAGTACTGAAAGCTAGTAAGTACGTTGCTAATTCTTTAAAGGAATATAATGAAGGACTTTATCCTGATGCAGTCTTTGTAATTTATGATGAACAAGAAGAAGCCAAAATTGCAGCAAGCAAAATTCAAATAAAAAGAAAAGCTAATCAATTAGCTACTAAAATGAGTTCTGATGAAAAAGTGAACATTATTCAAATATTATCAGGTAAATCAATGAGAAATCAAAGTCAAGATTTTCTTGATGTAGAGATTGACAAATTGATTGAAGATGATATGCTTACTTTTACAAAGTATGCAAAAATGGATAGTGGTATTACTTATATTAGAGCTGCAATATTAGAAGGTATTCATAGGAATATCTTAACTAAAGAAGGAAATGCTATTTTGTATATGGGTGATAGAATTGGTTTCAACATTGATGAAGCTGTTACTTATTTTTCTGACCCTCAAAATCAACAAATTAAAGCATCAATTCTTGCTAAATTAACTGACTAATGGCAACAGTAGGCAATATAAAAAATATGCATTATGATATTAAGCAAAGACTTAATAGATTAGATAGTAATGCTTATAATGACTTGAGAATACCTGAAATTGACAGAGTGTTAAACAGGGCTATCAATTTGTATTTATTGCTTATTGCTACACCTAGATTGAGAAATCAATTAGGTTTTGAAACATCAAAAAGAACAACTGATGATATTAAAAATATGGTGGTAAATGGAGCTGTGTTATCTGTTACTGATAATATAGCAATATTGCCTGATAATTATATGTATTATCTTTCAACTGATAGTTTGATAGGAACTAAAGGTTCTTGTAATAACAAAAAACTAAAAACAGTTATAGTTCAACATGATGATAGAAATGAAGATAATGTTTTTTATAATTCTGACTTTGAATGGGGAGAATGTAACATTAGATTCTTTGATGGTGGTATAAAATTACTTCCATCTGACTTTACAATTAATTCTGGCAGTTTTAAAATCAACTATATAAAACAACATCCTTATGTCCATAATGCAGAAGATTTCGGATATGGCACTTATACTTTGCCTGATGGTAGAGAATTAGGTGTTGAAGAATCTTTTGTTGACTGTGAACTTCCAGACATTACACATAGCGAAATTGTAGATATAGCTGTGATGCTTGTTTCAGGAGATTTAGAATTGCCAAATGCATATCAATTAAAACAAAATCAATTACAAATTAAACAAATTTTAAACTAAAAACTATTAAGTCATGAGTACAAACAATGATGTTTTTAAGACCTTATTTTTACCTAACAAAGTAGCTGTTACTTCTGGTAATATTGCTGATTTGTCTGAAGGTGATTGGGGAGTATTTAATTACGAAACTGGTGTAGCAATTAATGTTGCTTCTACCATTACTTTACCTGCTGGATTTATTATTGCCTATAAAGGTGATGGAACTTTAGGTACTGCTGGTGAAATGTACACAAGTGCAGGAACACATATTCAAACTAAAAACTTTGAAAGTATTACTTTGAATAATGATACTGCTGGTGTAGCACAAATATTACAACTTTCTAATGTTGACATTCTTGAAGATGATGATATTAGCCTTAAATTAGACCTTCGTGGAAACACAGATGTTTATATGAGATTTGGTGCAAATCAAGCTTCAAAATTCTTTACTGCTAATGTTAAAAATCTTGGAAATGTTGGTGTTAGTGAAGACCCAAATGCTGAAGGTATTGCTCAATTTGCAGAAGGTATTGCAAATGATGTTGACCAATTCTTGAGTCTTTCTGTTGCAGGTACTGGTATCACAAACTCACCTGTTGTTTATACAGCAAGTGGTGTATCAGGAAAAGCTGGTCAATGGTCAGATTCTGTAGGAGATATTACTGCTGCTACTGCTCTTGCTCAAATCAGAACTTATCCTACTAGTTCTTCTGATATTACAATGGATATTACTGTTGGAATGTTAAGTTCTATGTATAATTTCTGTGCTGTTAATCCTAAGTATTTCAAACAACGTGCAATTAAAGGTGTCTTATCATTGAATGGTGGAGAAACTGTATTTGCAACTGTTACTGAAACACAAGCTATGGTATATGAAGAAGGTCGTGGATATGACATCCAAGAACTTGAATATCTAGCAGGTGGTTTCACAGGAGACCCAGGACCTTACAGACAATCAAGATTGAATGGACTTCCATTTGCAACTAGTTCTTTCTTAGCTGTCAAAGATACTTTCTATACTGTTGCTGCATTGCAATATGTACAAGAATCTGTAGGTGGATGGCAACGTTATAAGAATGATGTATCTACTTATATTGTTCTTCAAGCTACTCCTACAAATACAGCAGGTTATCCATTACATGCTCTTGGACTTTTAGCTACGGCTTTAGGTGTCAACATTGTAACTACCTAATAATATTGCTTCTAATTAATTCTCAAAAAGGAGATGGGAACTATCCTGTCTCCTTTTTTTAATACTTACTTATTATGAAAATTAAAAAAATTGATAACTTTGATTTTTGGAATGATGATAATGTTTATTCAATATTGAATAACTCATTAACTGATATTAATGTTACTATTAATTTAGTAGAACATGAATCAGAAATTTTATATAATCCTATAATTAATATTCCTGTTGGTGAAACAGCTTTATTTACATTAAATACTGATGGATATTATAAAGTGCATATTAATGTTGATGATATTATTTTTACTTATAAATTGAAACATTTTCCTGAATTAAAAACAAATATTATTAGTACAATTCAAAAAGCAATAAAAGATTGTGAAAATATAGATAACAATATAAATTTTTGTACTTCTAATTCTCCTAATGTCAATTCTGAAAATTTATATAATCTTCAACTTGTATATAAT